CGACGCCCTTGGGTTGCGGCCCGGCCATGCGACGACTCGCGGGGTGGATGGCGGCGGCACAAAGCCCGCGCTCACCGACGAGGAGCGGGAGGCGATTGGGATGGCATATAGTCGCCTGACAGCAATTCCACACTACGAGGCAGTCTCCGCGACGTTGCGCAGGCTGTTGGAACGATTGACCTGAGAACGCCTGCGATCAGCGGCCCGTCCGCTGCATCGCTTGGTTCTGTGAGCGTAGGATTGCGAATCACAAAGGGAGGATGCGATGGAAGACACTCACTGGATTTCAGTCGAAGACAACCCGCCGCCGGCGTGGACGCCCGTACTGGCATGGAACGTCATTGTGAACAAGAAGGACGGATCGGTCGTTCGCCGCTGCATCACCTGCACGGTCAAGCCAACTGGCTTCGAGACGGCTGGAGAAAAGAGCCGGGGAATGATCACCCATTGGATGCCGCTCCCGGCCCCGCCCGAGACGAGCAAGTAGCCACAGAACGACAAGGATCAGGAGCATCGCATGACAAACGAAACTACACCGCAGGACGACAAGGCGATGCCTCCTGCATCCGCTGGTTCTCAAGGGCCAGACATCACAGTGAGGCTGCGACGCTGGACGCACTCCGTTGACGCCGTTTTCGCCAGCGACATCATGGACGAAGCGGCGGGAGTAATAGAAAAACTGCGTCGCCGGCTGCGGTTATTGGACGCGGCGGTTCGGTCGCAGCCCACGCTCACCGACAAGGAGCGGGCGGCAATTGCGCTGGCAAAGTCTCGTCTCGGGACTTCCGACGACGACTGGCAGGCGGACGACGTACTCGCTGCATTGCTGGACCGACTAGGCTGAGAACGACAAGGATCAGGAGCGGCGAACAATGAGCGATGACAACACGCAGGGCGGTGCCGAGCCGTCTCTTGCATCCGCTGGTTCTCACGGAGATGCGTGCCGGGCGGCGTTTGAGCGCTGGGCTGATGGGGACGGCTGCCTTCGCACCATAAAAAAGAAGAACGGCAGTTACCTTGATGGCCCGACGCGATGGGCGTGGGAGGGCTGGCGGGCGGCCACGCTCACCGACGCCGAGCGGGAGGCGATAGACGCTGGCGCGGATGCCCTAGAGAGCCTGTCCCGCAACGACATCAATGGCCGCATTCGCGCTGCGCTAATGATTGCGGCGAACACGCTGCGAGGATTGCTTGAGCGGTTGAAGTGAGAACTCGTCCCAAATGACCGACGCGGCCGACGACTCCCTGCCAGACTCGAAGATCCCCTGGTGGGACAACGACTACGAGGGCACCTACTCCGACGACCCGGAGAACGGCTACCCGTATGACGTCGGGACCAAGGTCCAGGAGTAGCCGGGAACGCCCCGGCCCGCGCGCTGGACTCGTGGAGTGGAACCTGTAGCGTCGGCGGTGCATGGATGCACCGAACGAGATCACGGTCGAGATCCCGGGCGACCCGATCCCGCAGCCGCGGGCGCGGTTCAATCGCCTTTCTGGGCAGGCCTACACGCCTGGCAAACTGATCCGCCCGTTCAAGCAGGCGATCGCGATCCGCGTCGGAATGGAGGCGAAGCGGCGCCGATGGTCTGTGTCCGACGGCCCGTTCCAGGTCGTCGTCGAGTGCATATTCGCGAGGCCGCCTTCTCACTGGACGAAGGCCGGCGAGCTGGCGGCCTCTGCCCCGTCTTTCCCTGGGATGCGGTGCGGCGACTGGGACAACCTCGTGAAGGGGGCCCAGGACGCCGTGAAGGCCTGCGGCAACGTCTGGCGAGACGACACCCAGGTGATCGACGGCCGAGGGATCAAACGCTACGCCGCACGCGGCGAGCCGGCCCGGACGATCATCCAGATCCGGAGGCTCTGACCGTGGGCCGGCCCCCGAACGACGCGAAGCTCTGGCTCACGGCCGAGCAGGAGCAGCTCGCCCGGCGGCTCCTCGCCGACGGGGTCTGTCACCGGGACGTCGCCTACGCGATCGGGGTCACATACCGGCGGCTCCTGACGCGGACGCTCGACCAGCTCGCCGACGCGAAGGTCGGCCGCGGCCGGGGCGGAGGGCCTCGCCGGCTGGTGGATCCGACGCCGGAGGAGGTCGCCGCGATCTGCCTGGAGATCCGGGCCGGCTGGACCGAGCATCAGCGGGCGGAACGCTGGCATCCGCTCCACAAAGACTTTTCCGGCGGGCGGCTCCCGGAATAACCTCGCGGCATGGCACTGGTCACATCGCTCCCGGGCCCGCTCTCCGTCGCGTTCCGGCGCGGCGATGAGTTCTCGACGCTGCTCGACTTCTCGTTCGCGACGACCGGCTACACGTTCGCGGCGGCGATCTACTCGGTCGTGACCGGGGCGACCGTCGCCACGCCGACGCTCACGGTCGTCTCCCACGCCACCGGTCAGATCAACCTGTCCCTTTCCGAGCTGCAAACGGCCGCCCTGGCGGCCGGCACCTACGGGCTCCGGATCGAGTGGGTCGCCCCGGGCGACGCGAAGAGAACCGCAACTCAAGGAACCGTCGAGGTCTACCCGTGAGCCCGATCTCCGTCACCGCGAGCGAACAGAACGTCGGGGTATCGGTCTCCGGCGGCCAGGGCCCTGCCGGGGCCCAGGGCGCGACCGGCGCCGCCGGCCCGGCGAACACGCTCGCCGTCGGCACCGTGACGAGCGGGGCGACCGCGGCCGCCACGATCACCGGCACGGCCCCGAATCAGACGCTCAACCTGACGCTACCGAAGGGCGACGCGGGCGCCGCCGGGGCAACCGGGCCGGCAGGCCAGGCCGGACCCCAAGGGCCTCAGGGACCGCAAGGCGCGACCGGGCCGCAGGGCGACCCGGGCGTCGTCTCGGCCACGGCCCCGGTCACCTACGCTTCGCAGACCGTCGGCCTGTCGGTCGGGGCTGGGCTCACGACCTCGAGCGGCGCCCTGGTGCCGGACTTCGGCTCGACCTCTGGCACGGTCTGCCAGGGGAACGACGCCCGGCTCTCCGACACGCGGACGCCGACGGCTCACGCTCACGCGGCGAGCGACATCACGAGTGGCACGATCGCGACGGCCCGGCTGGGGAGCGGGACGGCGTCGGCCTCGACGTACCTCCGCGGCGATCAGACGTACGCCGAGCCGGTGACGTCGGTCAACGGATCGACCGGAGCGGTGACGCTGCCGACGATGGTCGAGTTCACGATGGCCGGCGGCCCGGCCGGCTCCACGTTGGACTCGTTTGCTGGCTACCGCTCCTACACCTGGACGTTTCCAACGTCCGCCCAGTACGCAATCGTCGAGGTGCAGGGCGCAGGGGCTGGCGGCGGTTCCGGTCGCCGCGGCGCCGCTGGCACCAATCGCGGCGGTGGCGGTGGAGGCGCTGCTGGCCCGCTGCGGCGTGTGTTGTGGCGACTCGCGGATCTGCCAGGCCGGACCGCAAGTTTCCAGGTCGCTGCCGGGGGCGCCGGCGGCGCGGCAGTCACGGCCAACGACACGGCCGGCAACCAGGGGTCGCAGCCTGCCACGGTGACGCTTATCCAGGGACAGTGGTCAGGGTTTCCGGTGCTCGTCCGCGCGGCGGCGCCTGGCAACGGCGGCGGCGGCACAACCAGCGGCGGCAGCGGCGGCAACGGCGCAGCGGCATCCAGTAGCGATCCGTTCGGCGGCACGAGCGGCGGCGCCGGCGGCGTCGGGGCCGCGGGCACTGCCGGAGGCAGCGCACTCGCCGAGGCCTCCACAGGTGGCGGTGGAGGCGGCGGCCTCGACACCGCGAACACGACTCGTGCCGGGGGCGCGGGCGGCGGCTCGCAATACATCGGGGCGTCAACAGGTGGCGCGGCGGGCACGGCCGGCGGCGGCGCCGGGACGGCCGGCAGCGGGTTCGGCGCGAGCATTTGCGCGACTGGCGGCGGCGGCGGCGGTTCCGCCGTCGGGGCCGCGGGCGGCGCCGGCGGCAACGGGACCAAGGGCAGCGGCGGCGGCGGCGGCGGCGCGAGCGAGAACGGCTTCGCATCCGGCGCCGGCGGAAACGGCGGCGACGGGTACATCCGAGTCATTCTGTTTTGATCCTATGGGCGCACACGCAAAATCTTTGGCGATCGTTCGGCAGGCAGACGGCCTAGTGATGACGCTTGTCCGGCTCGACGTCCCGGATCAATGGGGGCCGCCCCCCGGCTGCGTCGCCGTGCCCGACGACGAGCTACCGGCCGGATGGCAGTTCGCCCAGGACGCCGGACCTGTCCCGCCGACGATCACCGCCAGGCAAGCCCGCCTCTGGCTGATCCGTCACGGGATCACGCTCGCCCAGGTCGATGCCGTGATCGCGTCGATCCCCGACGCAATCACCCGCGAGAGCGTCCGCGTCGAATGGGAGTACGGGACGGACGTCAACCGAAACAGCGCGTGGCTCGCCGCCCTCGGCCCGGCCCTCGGCCTCGACGCCGCCACGCTCGACGCCGCGTTCCGGGAGGCCGCGGGGCTCTGACCATGCCAGCCCCCGTCCCACGTTGGCGGCCGACCACGATGCGACGGGCGGCGACGAAGGAAGTCGCCCACTACCGGACCGCCGACTGGCAGGCGAAGCGGCAGCGGATCGCGATCCGCGACGCCTACGTCTGCCGCGACTGCGGCCGCGTCGCCTACGGGAAGGCAGGCCACGCCGACCACCTCGTCGCCCTCGAGGACGGCGGCCGAGACGACGACGAGAACCTCGCCTGGCGGTGCAGCTCGTGCCACGGAAAGAAGACCAGGGCGGAGCAACGGAGGCGCGGCGTTCTGTGACTGCCGAAACGGCACGTTCAAGGGGGGGTGGGGTCGGCAAAAAACATGCCGTTCAACGCATGACCCCACGGCCGCTCTGCGCTAGTTTCCGGAGGTTTTCGATAGGGGGGCAAGGTTGACCCGTAACGCCACTCCCATACCGTGACGCCCCAGGAGACCACCATGCAGATCCGCGACCGCGTCCGCGAACTACGCCGCGTCCGGGCCGGCGACCTGACGCCGAACCCGAAGAACTGGCGGACCCATCCGAAGGCCCAGGCCGACGCCCTCCGCGGGATCCTGGCAGAAGTCGGCTACGCCGACGCCCTGCTCGCCCGCGAGCTGCCCGACGGGTCGCTGATCCTGGTCGACGGTCACCTCCGGGCCGAGACGACGCCCGAGCAGGAAGTCCCGGTCCTGGTCCTCGACATCGACGAGGCCGAGGCCGGCAAGCTGCTCCTGTCGCTCGACCCGCTCGCGGCCCTCGCCGAGACGAACGCGGTCGCCCTCGACGCCCTGCTCCGCGAAGTCGACACGGGGAGCGAAGGGCTCCAGCAGATGTACGCGGACCTGGCCGAGGCGGCCGACCTCTACGAAGTTTCGGAGGCGGCCCCACCTGAGCTAGCGGACGGCGACCGGGCACCGTTCCGGCAGATGACCTTCACGATCCACGACACGCAGCACGAGACGATTGAAGAGGCAATTGCCAAGGCGAAGAAGGACGGCGGCGACGCATCGGACGTGAACGAAAACAGCAACGGCAACGCCCTAGCGTTCATCTGCAAAGCGTACCTCGATGGCTAGTGCGAAAGACCTGATCGTGAAGCCGATCTCGGCGGCCGATGCAAATCGGATCGTCAAGTCGCTGCACTATTCCGGCAAGGTCGTGCAAAACTCACAACTTCACCTTGGCGTGTTCCTCAACGGTCGCTGCGGCGGGGCGATGCAGTTCGGGCCGTCGCTCGACAAGCGGAAGATTCAGCCCCTCGTGTCGGGCACGCTCTGGAATGAGTTCCTCGAACTGAACCGCATGGCGTTCGCAGACTGGCTTCCTCGCAACAGCGAAAGCCGGTGCATTGCCTACGCTATGCGATGGATTCGCAAAACGTACCCGCACATCAAATGGATCGTGTCGTTCGCGGACGGAACGCAGTGCGGCGACGGGACGATCTACCGGGCGAGTGGATTCGTGCTGACCGGCATCAAAGAAAACGATCAGATTTGGCAAGCCCCGTCAGGCGAAGTCTTCAACGACACAAGCATAAGGCTAGGCATAGGCGGAGAGAGAGAGAGAGAGAGCGTATCGTCTTCTCGCGAACGTCGCTCACCGACGGCCGCAGCAAGCGGCAGCAAGCAAGGGCAATCGCGATACTCCGTCGTCAGCAGGACAACCATGACAAAGGCAAATAACATCCTCGAAACCGGGGCGTCTTCAATGAAGGCGTTCAAGGATGCAGGCTGGAAGCCGCTCCCAGGCTTTCAGCTCCGCTACATCTACTTCATTGACACAACCGCCCGCGAGCAACTCACGGTTCCAATCATTCCGTTTTCCGAGATTGCCCGGCGTGGTGCGGGCATGTATCGCGGAAAGCCCCGCGCAGGAAGTGCTGGCAGCGGCACGTCGCCCGACCAGGGCGGAAGGGGCGGTGCAACTCCGACCCCTGCGCTTTTATCCCAGGAGGCATCCGATGGGAAAACGCGGACCGCGTAAACAACCGACGAAGCTCCGCCTCCTGCGGGGCGACCCGTCGAAGGAAGGCAAGCACGCCGACGAGCCGGTCCCGCCGGCCGGGGCCGTCGTCGCCCCGGAGTGGGTGACCGGCAAGGCTCGCGAGAAGTGGGACGAGGTCGTCCCGCAGCTCGAGGCCATGGGCCTGATCACGCCGGCCGATGTCGAGGCGATCGGCCGCTACTGTGCCATGTACGAGCAGTGGATCCGCTACCTCGACCAGATCCGCCGCGGGCTCGACGTGCTCGTGATCCGGGACAAGGACGGCAAGGTGAAATACATGCAGTCGACGCCGGCCGCGACGATGTTCGTCAAGCTGGCCCAGTCGATGCTCCGGATCGAGCAGGAGTACGGCCTGACACCGTCGGCCCGGGCCGGCATGGAGGTATCGCGTGGAGAAGTCCGAGACACGCTCCAGGCGTTCATCGAAGGCCGAGCCTAAACAGCCGACGCCGCGGAAGCCTCGCGGCCCGGCGTGGAAGCGGCGACCCGAGTACGTCGCCGGCTACACGTTCGAGCAGGAGCGGGCCGACCGCGTCGTGAAGTTCGTCCAGCAGTTCGTCACCATGACGAGCGGCCGGAAGTTTGCGGGCAAGCCGATGCAGCTCATGCCGTGGCAGGTCCACGACATCATCGAGCCGATCTACGGCTGGGTCGACGACCAGGGCCTCCGCCGCTACCGGCGGGCCGCGATCTTCGTCAGTAAGAAGAACGGGAAGTCGTCGCTCATGGCGGCCCTGGTCCTGTACCACATGCTCGCGGACGGCGAGCCGGGGGCGGCCGTCTTCGGCGCGGCCGTGGACCGGATCCAGGCCGGCGTCATCTACCGCTCCGTCGCCGCGAGCGTCCGGGCGAATCCCGAGCTCGCCCGGGCCCTCGAGGTGATCGACTCCCGCTCGACGATCGTCCACAAGCCGACTGCCTCCCGGTACACCTGCCTCGCCGCCGACTCGTGGCGGGCTGAAGGCATCGACGCCTCGGCCGTCGTGATCGACGAGCTGCACGCCCACCGGAAGCCGGATCTCGTCCAGGCCTTGACCTACGCGGGAGCTGCTCGAGCCCAGCCGCTCGTCGTGGCGATCTCGACGGCCGGCGAGTCGCGGAACGGGATCGGCTACCAGTGGTATCAGGACGCCCGGCTGGTCGAGGCGAGCCCCGATGCGAACCCGACATTCTTCGGGAAGATCTACGAGGCGAAGGAAGACGACGCCCGGGGGCTCGACTCACCCGACGTCTGGCGCGACGCGAACCCGTCCCTCGGCGTCACGATCTCCGAGAAGGACTTCGCGAACGACTACGCCGATAGCCTGACGAGCGGCACGAAGAGAACGTCGTTCCTCCGATACCGGCTCGGAATTTGGGCCCAGGCCGACGCCCGCTGGTTCCACGGCGACGACTGGGCGAAGTGTGGCCGCGAGCCGCTGGAGCCGCTCGCCGGCCGGCCCTGCTGGGTCGGCGTGGACCTGGCCTCCAACCTCGACATGACGAGCGCGGCCTTTGTGTTCCGGGAGCAGGACGGCTCCTACTCGGTCGAGTGGAAATACTGGGT